GAGCCCAGCCTTCTGTGCCTCTTCCCACTCAGTCTCGGTCTGTGTGCTCGGGTCCAGGACGAACGTGCGCCACACCTTTGCCGTCTCGTGGGCACTCACCGGATCAGCCCCACCCACTGCGCGACGTAGTACGCGACGGTCGCGAGCAGGCCCACGCCCATGATCGCTCCGATGACGATTGCGAGTCGCTGTGTCATCGGACCGTGCTCGGCCGCAGACGGCGCGTAATCCGTTCGATCAGCCGCTCTGACTTCTTCGCGGCCCTCACGTCATCCTCGGGACTCGTCGCCTGCTCGTGCGCAATCGCGATGTCCTGAGCCTCGCTCACCCACTTCTCGGCCAGCTTGCGCTCTGCGGTCTTCACTTCATGCTCTTCGGCACCGCGAACAGGCACCCGATGATTTTGAAGCCGGGCATCTCGGGCACGTCTTCCTCGACGAGCCAATGCCCACCGCTCTGCTCACACGCCGCCTTTGCCTGATCGAGCGTCACACCGCGCTGTGGTGCCGCGTCCGGCTGAGTCAGCCCACGTTCACGCACGTCCGGCTCACGGAGCGGAGCCGCCGTTGCGCGATTGGCCCACACGAGCAGCCCGAGCAGTGTAGCGATCGCCGCCACGATGCCCGCGCCTTGGAACAGCCGCCGATAGATGCGCTCACGGCGTCCGCGTCTGCGCGTCTCGGTGATCCACGCCTCGTACTCGGCACGAGTCAACGCCCGCCCACCTACGCCGCCGATGTAGCCCTCAGTCTCTCCCATACGATCCTCCTTTTCAAGCATCCGCTCTCTCCTACCTAGTTAGGTAAACCTTAGTCGCAGTCGTCGAGCACTTCGCCAGCGTACTCTCGATCGTACCGTTTCATGCACGCGTCCGAGCAGAACCCGTCATCCGTGCGCACGCTCGGATTGTTGACGAACTCCTCGAAGCACTCACGGCATGTGACCACCTTGCCGCCCGTCATACGTTCCCCCATTCTCGCCGTGCTCGGCGTATCCGCTCGATGATCTCCGGCTTGATCTCCGCTTCCATCGCCTTCGCCTTGGTCTCGGGGTCGATCGGGATTGGCTGCACCGTCCCGGCGCGGTACTCGATCTCGTCAAGGGTGTCGTTCCCCAGGCCCGAGCCCGTCCCGAGCGCTATTCTGCCTGTCATCGGGGTGTACGGTATCGTATCGCTGATCCACTTGATGTCGGCCAGCTTGATCGACTTCGGCTTAGGCTTGGACGCTTCCAGGTCCACGCGGAACTCCCCGCACCCGCATCGGCCTCGGTAGCTGTCCATACCGTCGTTGGTCCGACGCATCTCAGTGTAGCCGCACTCAGCCCAGCCCGCCGCTCGATCGCTCGCGTGCTGCTCTCGCGCGTGCCCACACTTGCACACCTGACCCACGACCGGCACGAAGATTCGACGCCTCGGGGCCAGCACGTCCCCGTTGCTCAGGACGTAGCCCGGCTCGTCGTCTACCGTCGTCCATTCCCACCGACCACCACCCTGTGTGATCGTATACTCGTCTTCCCACTCACGGCGCGTGATCTCGGCGGCTTCGGTGTCGCTCTCGCATTCGAGGTAGGTCTCACGCTTGAACAGCATCGTCCCGGCGTCTCGGCTCGCGACGTACTGCCCGCCCACGCCACCGCAGAGACACGTGCTCGACTCTTCGTCGATCTGTACCACCACCCTATGCCGCGTGCGTCGGCGGAGCCCGCCCTTGCCGTCGTCCCAATACACCACGCCTCGGCAGGACGCGTGAGCCTGACGCTTCGCCCGCCACTCGGCCAGGAAACCCTTCGGCCCAATGTAGACGAGTCGGCTTCGGACGTACATTGTCAGTCGGCGATGCTGACGGCAATGAGCCAAATGCCCAGGCCCGTCAGCCATCCGTACTGCACTCCGATCGCTAACGCTCCGATCGTGATGAAGATGAAGTTCAGCAAGGCATTCGACATGACTTACCTCCCAGGTATTGCGCTCGGCACCGGATCGTCGTCTTCCCGGTGTGTGATGTTCGGTCCGGCTTGCTGAGCCCGTTCAGCCTTCTGCGCTGCCAGCTTGATCTCTCGCGCCGTCATCAGCCGCTTCTTGCCCGCGACTTCGGACCGGCTTGCGATCGCGGGCATCGAGTCGGCCTTACCCACAGGCTCACCGTCATCGATCACGGCGGGACCGGTGTGGCTGTCATCGAGGTTGGCCGGATCAGTAGTCGTGTCTGCCTCTTCGATCGGCGGTAGGTCCGCTTGCTTGCGGGTCTCGTTCACCGTTCGGTAAGGTCGCTCCACGATCGTACGCTCAGCCTGCTTTTCTGTGCTGATCGTGAACTCGATCGCACCGCTCGACAGAACCTCGATCTTCACCACGTAGAACTTCGTGGCGCTCTGGCTTGTCAGCCACTCGGCCAGGTCAGCCTCTTCGACCGTATAGGCGCGAACCTCGGCCTTCAGCTTCGGCCCACTCTTCGGTTTCGGGTCGCTCATTTCTTCTCCTTGGTCTTCAACGTGTCCAGGATGCGCGCTAGGCCATCGAGCGGATTGCAGCCGTTCGGGCAGTCACGCACACCCTGTTCAACGATCTTGTCGCACACGCTGCACTGCCAGGCCATCAGGCTATCGCTCGGTCGATCACTTCACGGTCCGGCTGCAAGGGCACGATGCCCAGGTCAGCGCACACGCACATGTACAGCGCGTCGGGCTGTCCGCCGTTGTCCCGCGTGTACTCTTCGGCATAGTCGGCGAAATAGGTGTCAACGTCTCTGTCTGAGTCCACGTTGAACTTCATGAACTTCGCCAGATTTGCGGGCTCTTTCAGGTGCGCGATCTGCCGCTCACGGCTGACGTACTGCATCACGCCTCACCGCCGTACTCGACGCCCTCGGCCTCGGGCTCGTCGTCGTCGATCACGTCGAACTCGTCCTCGTCGTCTTCGTCGTCGTCGCGATCGCCGGAGTCTAAGTCCAGTTCATACTCCGCGTCGATCTCGTTCACGATCTGATCGCTCGGGTCGTTCTCGCCCTCGGTGAGGATGTCCCGAATCACGTCGGTGTCCGACACACCCAGGATAGCGGCGATGCGCTCAGCCGTGTCGTCGATACCCTTCACGCCCATCTTGAAGTCAGCGACCGCTTCGGTCACCTGTCCACGCTCTGTCATATCAGCCCTCCGCGTAGGTTTGCGCACCCCTGTTCGTGCTTGCCGTCGAGCCCATCACACACCGAGCACTGAGTGCCGACGCCTTTCGCTGCTCGCTCTTCGGCCGTCATCTCGTCCCACTCCACCAGGCCCTCTTCGCCGTCTGCGGGCTCGTCTTCGCCCGCTCGTACGCGATTCTCGTGCGCGGCTCGGGCCAACTGCCGACGCGCCTCTTTCTCCATCTTTTCCCACCGGTTGGTCATAGGCTGACCCTCCTACCTAGTTAGGTAAACGACAACGTCATCGTACGACATCACGCCGTCGTCACTCGTCAGCCCGACGTGCGCGATCTTCGGGTTGCCCTCGATCGCTACGATCCGGGCCATCAGCGCGGCCCGGTTCGACTCGGTGAACATCTCGGGCATCAGGTCGCGGAACGCCAGCCCGTCGCCCTCCTCGAACTCCCACAGAGTCTTCGTCAGGAACTCGAACGCGTCGTCATGCTCTTCGGGGTACGCCAAGTCCGCGAGTGCCTGGTACACGATCGCCAGAATCAACATCTTCTCGCCACCGCTGTCGTCGGCTCGCTCACCTACTTGGAGCGGAGCCCGGCGCGTCCCGTTCGTCACTGGCTCGGCTCCGAACCACTCAACACCTGATTACTCAACGCCTGACGGGTGCTCGGCAGTTTCTCGGCAGTTACGGTGCTAGGTTGCTCTGTAGCTCTCGCCTCTAGTTCTGCCACCACCGTCCCCGCCGCGATGTTCCCTGTTACCGCCACCGCGACCACCGTAGCCTTGCGAGTCTGCACACGTTTCGGCTTGATCGTTCCCCGTGCTGCGATGGCTCTCCGCATCAGGTCGGCGAGTAGAACTAGCTCCTGCTCCGTTGCTACGGCTAGCATCTCTTGCCACTGCTCTTTCTTCCGCTCTACCGGCGAATCTAGAATCTTTTCGACCAATCTAGACTCGCCCGCGTTCAGCTTGCCGTCCTTGATCCGTGCCTTCAGAGCGTTTCTGAACTCTTCACCGGTCGTGATCTCCCTGATGAACTCCCTGAGGCTCTTCGCGTCCGGTTCCGTGACCGCTTCGGTTTGGGGGTTCTTCGGCTTGTTCTTCGAGCCCTTGACCCGTCCGCCTCGCTTCTTCTTGACCGGTTCCGTGACCGCTATGTTTCCGCTCAGTCCTACCGGTGTTTGCTCGCTCATGTCTGGCTCTCCCTTGGTAGTCTGTACCCGCATCGTGGGCACCGCTTGATCTTCGTCTTCGCTCCCCGTGGTCGGCCGTGGTAGTTCCTTCGGGGGTCGTGTCCCCGCCTGAACGGTCGTCCGCCGCCGCCCCTTCTACTCAACATACGTTGAGCCCTTGTCGGGTCCTAGAACGGCCCAGGATCGCACCGGGCCAGTTCCCGGTACGGCTACAGCGACCCCCTTGCCGATCGCCCAGGCTTGCCCCGAATCCGCCCCGATTCGCCCCCTTCCGGAAGAGCACTCTCAGGGCCATACGGCCAGGGCCTTCCGGGTAATCCCCCGAACCTCTTCCTCTGTCGCGGGCCGGGGTTCAGCGCTCACCCACCGATCGCTCACCCGGTAATACACGTGCGCCCGGTCACTGCTCGCTCCTGCCGTCCAGGTCTCGATCAGGCTCACCGCGCCGTCACTTGGTCGGCTCTCGTGAACCTCGTACTTGTTCTGTGCGTAGTCCTGCCCGCCCAGGAACATCGCCCGGTCTCGCTCTACCAGGTTGACAGGCACCGGCCCGCCGATCTCACAGCCCTTCGGCCCACAGACGATCTCCTGCTCGATGTACGGCTCACCGACGCCATCGGCCGGATCGACCACCCCGTACAGGATGTTCTCGATCTCACCGCTGATCACGTGGCTGATGAAGTTCCACGGGTGATCGTGGATCACCGTCACGTCCGGCACCCGGTGCTCGTGCGACCACACATGTAGCCTGAACCGGTTGTCGAACCTCAGGCGCAGCATCCCGAGCCCTTGCAGCGTCCAGCCCCGATAGACTGTCGCGTGTTCGAGGATGCCCTTGACCGTCGCTCTGATCGCGTCCTCGATCATGGCAGTAGCACGATGCGCTCGATCACCACGAGCGTCCAGATGAACAGGTTGAGCACGATTACTTGAATCATACGATCTCCTCGTCCTCCCTTGGTGCACGTTGAGGTTTGTTGCGCTCGGCTCTTGTCTCCGCCATGTACCGCGCGTGCTCGTTCACGGTCGGGAACCTCGGCTTCGGCGGCTCCTTCGGCCGATCGATCGGGTCCAGCTTCGGCGCGTACTTCTTCGTGCTGACCGACGAGCCCAGCCTAATCTTCGGCTCGCTCAGCACTACGCCCGCGCCTTCGGGCACCGGATCGCCCGGTCGCCAGTTGTTTCCAAGTCCGCACCCGCAATCACCGGGCGAGCATACCGGCATGTGACCCACGATCGTCGGAATGGGCATGCTCGCCGTGTGCGATGTCTTGCCCTCCTGTCCTTCGTGCAGCCATGTCGTGGTCAGCATCGTGTCCTGTTCGTCCAGGAACACCATCTTGCCCGTCACCGCGACGTTGCACACCGGACACCGGGGAGAGCGCGCGTCAGCGCTCGGGCCAGTCAGCGGCCGGAACGTGTAGCAGCCGCACCGGAAGCCTTCGCACGTGTTCGCGTTCCCGAGTCCGCGATGCGACGATGCCCAATGCCCGCATTCACACACCGAGTCATCGCGGTAGTTCTTGCCGTCGATCGACAAGATCACCGGACCAACGTACCGGCGTCCAGGCTCGCGGAACATCGAGTCAGGTGGTTTCACGGTGTTCCACTCTAACGGCGAGGCTAGCTCTGCCGCCAGCGAAGCGAATCCGGGCATCAGACTTCCTCACCATCGTGTACCTTTGGTGCGCGCCCCGTCAGTGGCGGGGGTTCGGGTGTCTTCGGCTCACGCTTCTGCTCTGCTCGCGTCCTTGCCCGTCGCGCTTTCACGCGCTCCCGCTTTGCGATCTCTTCGGCCGCGTCGTCGAACACCTTGCTCAACGGTACGATCCTCAGAATCGGCCTCTCGCGTGTCTCGCTGTTGTTCCAACACCCCGCGATCAAGCAGTCCTTCGTAGCTGGCACACCATGCTCGCAGAATCGCACCCCGGACGACACCCGCTTTGGTGAGCGGTTCGTTCCAGCCAACTCGGGCGGGAATGTCTCGGCTGACTTCTTCTTGCGGCGTACGAACACGTCGCAGGGGCAGAAGCCGCTCGCATCTTCGAGGTACACTACGCATCCTTTCCCTTTGCCGCCCGAGTAGTGGTTCGAGTCATCGTGCCCGCATCCCTGACACTTGCGTCCGTTCTTGTCCGCGTCTCGCTTCGGTGCCTTGCGGAGCGCGATGCACGCGTCACAGACAACGAACCGAATCTCGATTGTGTACCCGTGCGGGCACTTCCCTTGCTTCGCAGACATCTCACCGATAGCCCCCGCTCGGTGGCCCCTTTCGCTTGTCGATCGTCAGCGCGATCTCTTGCATGTCGTCGAGCGCCATCTGCCCGCGCCGCCAGTAGCCCGTGCACTCCACGATGTCCTGAGGCACAGTCTTGTTGTCGAGCGCGCTACACCGCACGATCGTCTCGCGATGCTCGACATCTCCGCGCGTCATGATCAGCGCACGCGAGCACGTGCGGCAGATGCCTCTGATCTCCGGCTTGCCCGCGTACTCGTCGTCAACGTTCTGAAGGCCCTGTGCCCGCGCGACTAGACAGATGTCTTTCTCTTCGCTCATGCGTTCCTTCTCCTGTACATGCGTCGGCAGTCCTTGCAGTCTGTGCGTGGCGGCAGGATGCCCTTGTACCGCTTGTGCACCTGACACTTGAACCGGTCCGTGTTCGACGCGATCTTCGTGAGCAGCCTCGGTATCTTCCGCGTCTCGTTGCATCGGAGCGGGTTCGTGTTGTCACGGATCACCTTCAGCAAGTCGCGGATGTCCATGAGCAACGCGACCTGAACATGCGAGCCCCATTCGAGCGCCCCGTCCGGCAGGTTCCAATCGGCGAATGCGTGTCGAGCCATCAGCGATCCTCCACGTCGATTGCGTTCTGATCCGCGACAGCTTGTGATGCAAGCAGCCGTTCCTTGTACCACTCGGCCATGCCCGCCGTGATGCCTCGGCTGATCTGCGGCCAGGCCCACGCGAACAACTTCGTCTTGATCTCTTCCTCGAACTCTTCCTTCACGTCATGCGGCACTTCGATGAACAGGTTGCCGATGTCGCGCGGCGAGCCTTCGAGCCTGCCCGACTCTTCGAGATGCTGTACGGCTTTCGACCACCGCGCCGGGGTCCGCAGCCAATTGATGACTTGCTGCACGATCTCGCCTTGCTTTGGGTTCTCGTCCTTCCAGGACACGTCGTGCACTTCCTTGAAGGAGTCGCTGACGTACTTGCCGAACAGAATCTTCTTGTCCTTGCCGAACCGGGTGTAGTTCTTCACCACGAACCCTTCGATCTTCTGTCCACCGAGAACGCTCGTGCGGTCCAGGAAACTCTTCAACGTCTCCATGTCAGTGACCCAGCCCTCGTACAGGAGCGGCACCGTTTCGAGCCCGATGCGCTCGGCTTCGGCCATCTTGTCGAAGTACGGCAGGTAACGCTCTTCACCGATCGAAATGTCGAAGACGATCAGGTTGTCCTTCGGTACACGATCGTACGCGAGCGCATTGTGCTTCGGCTTCTGAAGGTACTCGGCCCGGTATGTCCAGCCGGGTGTCAGGTCCTTCGAGCGCGCCAGCACGGAGTCGATTGCGCGTTGGAACATCTTCTCGCTCGATACACCATCGGGCGACACGAAAATCTCGCGTCCCTTCGAGCGGACTTTGATCACGTCCGGCCCGACCAACTCCCCGAGCACGTTCAACTGGTGGAACCGGCCGAACGAGAACTGTGAACCGTCCACTTTCTCTTCGACCGTCACCGGATCGAGGAACAGCGTGGTGAGCGCATTGTGCCCGAGCGCGAACGACGAAGCGTAGCTGTGCCAGGAACTCATTAGTGCGGCCCTCCGTATTCGCCTTCACCGTATCGTTGGTTGTCGATCTCTTCGAGCCACTGTGCTTCGATTACGAACGGATCATCCGTGCACTCCTGGAAACGATGCAGCACCGCGTACTGACCGTCGCTGTACTGCTTGTAGGGCGCAGCTTGATAGTCGGTCTCGAACTTCCGCGCTCCCTGGATCGCTGCCTCACACACTTCGCGGGTCGGGTACGGCCCCATGTACTCCGCGTGCATGTACGGCGGAGCCGCAGTCACGATCAGCATGAAGGTCCAAGCCGCGACCGGCATCACTTCTCCGTGTAGCCCACCGGGCGCGAGCCTTCTTGAAACCGGTAGCGTACGCCGCAGTTCTCCATCGCCGCCACACCGAGCGCCGCCACCTTGCGCGTCGTGTTCAGAGCGAACTCAGTCGCGAACGGCTCTTCGCGCCGCGCCATCACGTGAATGGCCTCTTCGACATAGTCCTTCATGTACACGAGCCATTCGAGAATGTTCTCGTGCCGCCCGGCACTCGCCGTCACGTCCGGCGTCCACTTCGAGTCCTGGTAAGCACGCTCGCCGTCCAGTGCTCCGTACACTTCCTGTCTCGTCGCTTTCATCGATTGTCCCCCTCCGCTCGAATGACGTTGCGCCTCGTTCTGTCCGCCAGCTTCTCGACGTTCCACGCCGCGATGTCGCTCAGCTTGATGCCCAGCGACGAGGCACAGAACGCGATCATCCGCACAACCTCGGCGAGCATCCGAGCCAACTCCAACTCCTGCTCGAACGTCAGCACGTCGGTCTGACCGTTGCGGTAGTACTTCTTCACCTTGTCCACCGTGCGCCCGACCTTCGCTGAGAGAGCCTGCGAGTAGTGCGTCACCGAGAACGTCGGCACACCGACGTGCTCCTGATAGTCGTCGAACGTGACAGAGAGCAGGTAATCGTACGGCTTCACGCCGATCTTGTAGAACGATCGGATCGCGTACCACAGCACGTCGCCCAATTCCTTGCCCATCTCGTGAATCGCGTCGAGTCCGGGCCACGAACGGAACGAGAAGTCGATCACCTTCTCAGTGAACTCGCCCGTCTCACCCGCGAGCCCGAGCATGTAGTACCACAGCGGCGTCGAGCCCTTGCCGTAGCTTTCCAGGCCCGACTGATCAAACGCGGCGATCATCCGGCTGTAGTCGGCGAACTCGAACTTCGAGCGATCACTCGGGATGTACTTGTCAGCCTCGATCGCCTTGATCACAGTTCCAGTGTTCTCCATTCGCTTTCTCCTTGGTAACGGTAGCGAACGGGTCCGCTCACCGTCACGAAAATGTGCGCGCCGAACTCGGGCTCGTGCTTGTACACGATCGTGGTGCGCGCGTCCCACTCAGCCTCAGCCACGCGGAGTCGCTTGTCCGCGAGGTTGTCGTCTCGAATGTGCGTCAGCGTTATCACCGGCTCCTCCGCCTTGAACTCACGGATGAAGTTGGCCCGGTGCGCGACCGTATCGACTTGGACTTGAATGCGAGCCATCATCCCCTCCACACGCCGATAGCACTGATTACGAACCACGCCGCGTTGAGCGCCAGCATCGGGTAGCTCTTCCGCTCCCAGGAGTGAAACCCCATCATCAGGGACGTGATCATCCCGATGCCAACGTACGGGACCTTGCCGATCACGCCCACCGAGAACGCGATGTACGTGGCGAGGATCAGCACCATCGCCGCGTGCCCGATGACTGTGCTCCACGTCTTGATTGGCTGCGACATCACCGACTCTTGTCCGCGACTTCGTCTGTCGTGTACAGGCGCGGATCGCGGTTGCCGTATTGATCATCAATCGCGCGTAGGTGCTCGATGCGATCGATGATCGGCGGGATGAAGCGTGGCTTCGTCCCAGCGATCACGTACACGTGCTTGCGAAGGAACGCGATCGCATCCTCGACCGTCGCGAACTGCTTCGCGATGAACTTCCCCAGGAACGGGTGCAGCTTGAACATCTTCGTGTTTCCGTGTCCAGTGTAGTCCGGATCGAGGATCGCATAGATCAGCTTCTTGCGCGTGCTCGGTGCCGTGGCCCACCCGAACTCGACGAGCGTCCCGATGTTAGGGTAGCCCTGTGACAGCGCGCGGAAGTTGAACAGCACGATGTCCGACTCCTGCACGTAGAACTGATCGTGGTTCGTGATGAAGTCCGCGTCGGACGGCGCGCCGCTCACGGTCCAGTTCCCATCGGCGTCCATTGTCTTGCCGCCCAGCGGGCTCATGATGCTCACCGGGTGATCGCGGAGCGCGGTGATCACGTCTTCGCGCCACGCAATATCCTCGGGATGGTCGTCGCGGATCGCACCGGCTAGGTACATCCTCAGGACTTTGTCGGCCATCACTTCGCCCCTTTCAGCTTGTAGAGTTTGTGACCCGTCTCGCACACACGCCACTTCGGCCGCGTGCGTGCCGTCTTCGCACCGCAGTACCCGCAGAGCGGCGTCTCGAAGCGAAGCGTGTTACGAGACTTCGGTGCGCTCGCTCCGACTCTCTGATTCTTGCTGACCTTTGCTCCCGCCATCGCTGTCTCCTTTCAGTAGCCGCCCGTCGAAGTCACTGCTCAGATACTCGACGATCCGTTTGTACATCTCGATCTCAGTGTCTCGTGCTCGCCCCACTCGGTGTCGATTACAAACGAAACACAGTATCCCGCGCACCCTGAACGTCGCGTGGCAGTGATCGACGAAGAAGATCACCGGCTCACCTTTGTCGTCAACAGGAAGCCGCTCACAAATTTTGCAGCGGCCACCTTGAAGCGACAGCATTTCCTCATACTGCTCTAGCGTGATGCCGTACCTTTTCAGCAACAGCCTGTTACGTCTCCGCCGCTTGACATCATCTAGTTTGGCGCGTGTCCGGTTGTACTCCCTTAACTTCTCGCGGTTCAAGTCGCGCCACGCCTGACTGCGTTTCCGTGCGTGATACTTGCACCAGCCTACCGGTCGTCCTTGGTCTCTGACTGCACGGCAGTCGTCACATAAGTCTGGTGACCGCCTATCCGGACGCGGCACGCCTGCGTCTTTCCGTTTCGCTCGTGTACTGCCATCAGCCCGAATCGTCACTCCGCGAGCGTAGCCTTCACCCGCTCCATCTCGACTTCGAGCATGTTGACCCACACCTGGATCGTGTCGTCGAAACTGTTCTGCGCAGCTTCGTTGAACCACGTCTCCACGAGCCACTTCGCGACAGGCTCGGAGACTTCGAGATGCGACGGGTAGGCGCGAAGCTGAACCTGTAGCTCGCCCCACCATTTGCCCGGCTTCGTTCCATCCGCGAGCACGCGCGGGATCATCGGAACATCGCCCACCATGTACCGGGCGCGGACCGCCAAGTGCAGGAGCGTCGCGCTGACTCGCCGTGAGAACGGTTCCAGCTTGTCGATCTCTTCGTTCTTGATCCGGTTCGCCATCTCCAACACTTCGGCCTTCGTGATCTCCTTCGGCACGAGGGTCAGAGCACTCTCGATCCGGCTCTTGATGGCCTCGACTTCGTTTCTGTCGAGGAACCTCTGTCGGTCGTCACTCTTTAGCTGATACGCTAGGTCCAAATTGATGTTCACCGCTCCATGTCCTTTCGCGCGTGTCTCGCGCCGTGTTTCGATCTTGTCTCGCATCAGCCGCCAAGGTTTCATGTAGTGTCGCCCGGCTCGGTGTTTTGAGCCGGGCGTTTCTCCTTTGCTTGTGCTCGACTCCGGGTTAAGGAGTCTGCGGGCCTCGATCCAGCTTCGTCGTGCTTGGGCGCGGGTCGCTGAGCGGACGCTCGAACGTGAACCCGTACCGGCTCATGCACTGCTTCAGCCACACGCTGTTGTGCACCACGCCGTAGTAGCTGTAGCTGAAGCTACCGTTCGTGTACAGCGTGCCCAACTCCACGTCGAGCCGCTGCGAGTCCCTGCACGCGCGGAACACGTCGTACGTGTACTCCTGCGCGGGGGTCAGGAAACGAGTGCCCTTGCGCTCACCCGGCTTCACGATGTCGCCGCGACCGGTTCCAGGGACGCTCACGCTCATGCCACCGTCACCACCGACCGACATGGAGCCCGTCGAAGAGGATGAGCCGCCCTTGCCGCCGCCGTCGCCACCACGCCCACCACCATCGCCGCCATGTCCGCCGCCGTCACCGCCATGCCCACCGCCATTGTTCCCGCCACCGTTGCCGTTCCCGCCGCCGTTGTTGCCGCCATGCGAGCCCGTGTTCCCGGCGTTGGTCCCGTTGCTTCCTTGGTTCCCGCCGCCTTGATTGCCGACGCCGTTGCCGCTGTTGCCGGAGCCGCTGTTGCCAGCCCCGCCGCTGCCACCGACACCGTTCGAGGAACCGCTGTTACCGCCGCCGTTGCCGCCCTTCGCGGCAAACGACTCGGCAACAGGCGCGAACACCATCGCCACGATCGCCACCAGTCCGATCAGTCTCTTCATACGCCCCTCCTGTTGTTTGGTCGTTGCCGCGTTGCGGGCGGCTCCGCTGGGTTGAAGTACCCTTCTACCTAGTTAGGTAAACTGCACAGTCGCCCCGTTTTCGTCGTACACGATTGTCCACGTCACGTCCGGATTCGCGAGCCCTGCTAGCTCTTCGCTATGCGTGATCAATAGCACCGTGCGCGTCTTCGCCTGAGCCCGGAGCCACGCACAGGCCATCTCCTTGCCCCGGCTGTCGAGCGCATCGAACGGCTCGTCGTACGCCTTCAGCGGAAACGGCCGGGCGCTTCGACTTTCCGATAAATCCTGGACCGCCGCGAACGTCGCCAAGTCTACACGCCTGTCCTGTCCGCCCGAGCCCGAGTCGGGACCTTCACCGCCCCATGCCCAGGTCGGCGTGAACGAGATGCGCTCCTTCGTGCCGCCTTTCTTCAGCGGGGTTGTTGCCGCCATGCGGTTCGTTGCCTCACCCGCCGTCAAGGCTTCCAGGTGTTCGACCATGCGATCGTTCACGAAATCGGCGACGTTGTCCACCATGAGCGACCGGATGCCGCGATCGCTGAACGCGTCTACACAGTACTCGGCCAGGTCCACCGCGATCGCTGCCTTGTCCATCCGCCCACGCTCACGAGCGATTCGCGCCGTCAGGAGTGTGACCTTCTCACTCGCGCGGGCCAGAGCCTCAGAGCCGTCCCACTTCTCGTCCTTGATCCTCCGCCACTCGGCTTCAGCCTTCGCGGCTTCAGCTTCGAGTCGGGCTAGGTCATCGGCCAGTCTCTTACGCCGGGCCGGTGTCGTCTTCTCTTCCAGGCGCATGATCATCCGACTCAGGTCTTCGGTGCCGCCTACGATCGCGCGGAGCACAGCTTGCTGAGCCTCTACCGCTTCGAGCGCAGCCGCCGACGCGCCCAGGCACTTGCGATATTCTTTTGCTGCCAGGTCAGATTGAAGTGCCAGAGGTTTGCGCTGTATGGCGAACCGGTCCCTCACCAAGGACCACGCGCCTTCGATTACGCTCAGGCACTCGGGACACTCGCTGTGCTTCAACAGCCGCTCTAGCTTCTCGTCATGGCGTCGCAGGTTTGTCCCAGCCTCGTCCTGTAGCGCACCGGCTTCGTCTTCAGCCTGACGAGTGAGAGACAGCGCGGCCTCGCACTCGATCAGCTTCGACTCTTCAAACCGCGCCCGCTCTAGAATCTTCGCGTCAATGCCAATCTCTCTGATGTCTGCCCTAAGCGTTGCGATCGACCCGGCTATGCCCGTCGTCTTCGCCTTGCTCAGCTTCAGCCGCTCGAACTGTCGAACCTCGAACTGGTTGCGAATGTCGGTCAACGTCTTGATCTGATTCTTCGTCTCTTCGAGCACCATGCTGTCATCGCTGACACCGCTCTCGATCTCACCCATCGTCGCCACTAGATTCTTCCGCCAGTCGGCCGCGTTCCGCCGTGGCTCCGAGTAGTCGAGTCCCTGAATCTCGTCGAGCATCTTCATCTGCTCAGCTTGGTCCGCGTGCGCGAACCGATCGAACGAGCCCTGACCGAACACCACCGCGTTACGGAACGTGTGCATACCGAAACCCAGGCGCGACTCGATCGCTGCCTGCACTACGTCCATGTTCGAGTCGGGCGGTACGTCGAGCCCTTCGACGCGCAGTGAGGCTGGACGCCGGGTGCGTATCACGGACCATGCGCCTAGATCGTCCTCTAGGTCAATCCTCACGGAACACTGGCCCTCTGTGAATCGGCAAGCAACGGCGTCCGCCTTGCGCCCTTTCAGGTCCTCACCGAACAGGACCCAGGCGATTGCGTGCAGCACACTCGTCTTCCCTGACCCGTTGTCGTTCGACGACGCTGAGACCCTGTTGTTACCCCGGATCAACACGAGCCCCTGATTCGCGAGCGGGAAGTATGTGTACTCGCGGAATGGGAGGAAGTTCTCGACACCGATGCCCTTGATCATGCTTCGGCTCCCCACAGCCGCATCATGGCCTTCTTCACCTGCTCGGCCGACACGCCCTTCGGTACCGGGCGACTCGCAATGTACGCCTCGATGATCTGCGTCCGCGTCATCGCCGCGTGAATCTCCGTGCGCTGCCGGTTCACAATCTTCGTCGGCCGCTCTGTAATTTGCAGCCACCGGTATCTCAACGCCTTCGCGTCGATCGCTTCCTTCGTCCATCGCGCCGAGTCCGTGACGATGCGCACGAAGTCACTGTCGTCGGCGTTGAGCAGGACCTCAGGAAGAATCTCACAGTCCTGTAGCTCGACGTGAATGAACCGGGGCGACTCGATCGGATGGAAGTGCACACTACCAACTTCCAAGTCCACGAGCAGGCACCCCTTCGCCTGATTGCGCTCGCCCCAATTCTGTTGGTAGGGCGAGCCCGGATAGTAGACTTCGCCACGCCACGGGCCGGGCACTCGAATCTTGCCGTGCTGCTCTATACGCTCCCACCGTGCGACACGGCCGGTCTTCGGATCGGACGGGAGTCGCATCTGCGCGCCGTGAATGTCACCGAACAGTGCGAGCGGCGGCTGACCGTACTCGGACAACTCGATGCCCGCGTTCTGTAGCTGTAGGTCTTCGGCTCCGATGATCGCTCCGGCCAGGAATGCGTGAGCCACGATCGGGAGATGGCTGTTCGACTTCACCGGTCTCAGGTCCGCGCCGTGCGGCACGTACAGCACACCCTCACAGTCCTGAGCCTCACCATCGATCACCGTAGCGACTTCGTAGAACGGCTGAAGTCCCGAGCCACCGAGCCCGGCACCGTCATGGTTCCCCGCGATCATCACCTTGCGAAGGTCGGGATACTTGCGGAGGATTTCGAGCGAGCCCGTGAGCGCTTCCTGCGGCCAGGTGTTCTTCGGCATCTTGAAGTCACCGGCCATCACCCACGTGGCCTCGTATTCGTCGGCCAGGTCCAGGGTTTGCTTCAGAGCGCTGAGCCCGTCGCGAAGACGGTCTGCTCCGTTGTCCCGTGAGCAGACTTTGAAGGGGTGTATGTGTACATCGGCTGTGACGAGCAGCCGCCCTCTCATTCGTCGCCCGGCTCTTCGGTCAGGTCGGGCGCGTCGGTCGGTAGCTCGTCCGGCTTGTCTTCAAGCACGTCCTGAGCCCCGAGACCAACCGCGTCGTACTCGCCAGCGTTCAGCTTCTCGCTGAGCCACTTCAGCCACTCGTTCTTGTTCGGGTGCAGCGTGTTCGCCATCGAGAACTCGCTGAGCCCGTCCGATGACGTGGTGAGCAGGCCCTCGAAAATCAGCCGCTCCATCAAGCCCTCCCACGCATTGATACCGCGTCGGAAGTCGAGATAGAAGTCCGCCGTCGTGTCGAACGTCATCGCCATCTTCGTCTTCGTGATCTTCGCCCGGATGTACCGACCACGCACGCGCGAGGCTTCGAGATTGTACGTCAGGCCCAGGCGCTTCAAGGCTTCCTTGGTCAGCCCGGTCTCGCGAGCCGGATCGCGCACGAACCCGGAGCCGGGTCGCGGTGCGGCCGACAACATGACTTCGAGCGACGCATAGAAGTGCGGCGGGTTCCCGCCCGGCGTCCGCTTCTTCGGGCCGAACATCACGCCGACGTTATCGCGTGTCTGATTGAGCATCACGAGCGTCGTCGGATAGCGTGCGGACATCGTCGCGAATCGCCGGAGCCCAACGCCCAGGACTTCACCGCGTCCGCCACCGTACCGCCAGCCGCCCGCTTCGCTGAGTCCTTGGCCCGCGCTCTTCTCGGCCTCGGTGGAGTCGAGCGAGTCCCAGCCCCACAGGATCGGGATTTCGTCGTTCTCCTTGCGAACGGTCTCGTGCCACTTCTCGAACAGGTCGAAGCCTTCCTCGAATGTGCGCGGCTTCTGCACGATCAGAAGATCGAGCGGCAGACCGATCGCCTTCGCGAAGTACGGGTCCGCCGTGCCCTCGGTCTCGGTGCGCACCGCGAGCCCTTGCAGGTCCACGAGCGTTGACTTGAACCCGTGATCGAGGATCAGCGATTTGCCGGTGGACCACTCACCCGCAATGTGGATCGTTCGACCGTAGCGCGGACCGATCGGGAAGCCACCGGGGTTCCCGCCAGAGAACAGACGATCGAGCGCGAGTGAGCCCGTGCTTGCGAACACGGACGGGCGCTCGTACTCCTTCGCCGCCACGCCGGTCTGTGAAGTCCTGAACTCCTTCTTCACCGCAGCCTGCGCCAGTTTGATCAGTTCCTTGCGTTCATCCTTACCCATGATCTCCTCGTATGTTGGTGGGTGCCGATAGGACGCCTGACCCCACTCCCGTCCCTCGACATTTCCCGCTCGCGCTTCGGTCACTAGCGATTAGGCATTGCCGGGACTACCGGTTACCTTCCGCTATCAGTCAGGTCACGCTACTCCGCATCGCGGTTGCTAGCCTTGGCGACGCGGGATTTCTACCGCCGCCCGCCCGTCTTCGGACCCGCCACCTTCGGAGGTTGCGGTGCTCCTGCCTTCGGAGCCTGAGCCGGGCTCGGCACCATGAACTCGTCCGCCATGTCGGGGGCCTGAGCGGTCTCGGACTCCGCATCGGGCTGAGCCTCGGGGGCCTCTCCCTGCTCGGCGGCTACCTGATCGTCCATCTGCTTCTTCGCCGTGACTTCGGCGCGCATCGCGTCGTTCATCTCGTCGGGCTCGGGGTCACGCCCGTAGAACGCCTTGAACAACTCCAACGGCGTCTTCATCTCGTCCTTCAGCATCTTGTCCAGGTCCACGAGCATGCCAGGCCAGCCGTTGAACTGCGCGGCTTGCTTCGCATCGAACAACGGCGACGGCTTCGGCGAGCAGTCCACCTTCCACCGATCGTTCCCGCTCTTCGCCGGGCGCGACAGCTTGATGTCGTAGCCCTCCTTGTGATCACCGATGTTGCCGCGTGCGAACGACTCGTCGGAGCCGCCCGTCATGATGTCGGTCACCTGGTTGTACACGGTGCCCGGCACAGCCATGATGCGGAAGTCGGCCTTGCCGTCCGCCGTCTTGCGTGGGTTCCCCACCACGGCGTTGAAGATGAACACTTCCTTCGCCTGGATTCGCTTCCCGTACTTCTTCTCGTCTTCGTTGCTCGACGAGAGCGCGACCTTCGCGGCCACGCAAATCGGGCACTCGATGCCCTCGTCAGCCGTCTTCGGACACCACGCGTGCATGACCTTGCCGCCGTCCGCGTCCCACCAGTGCTCGATCGCGGGTACGAAGATCGGCTCGTCGCCGGACACGTACTCCGGGTTCGGCACCAGCTTGCCATCCTTCATGATGGCAACGGACCAGTGCGGACCGAACCGAACGACAACCTCGCCGCCCTGCTCGACGATCGCGTTCTTGCCGTTGAGCGTCCAGGACTTCGTGAACGTCCCCGACGCCATCTTCTCCTTCACTTCGGCTTGCTTCTTCTGCATGAACTTCTTCGCTGCCTCGGACAACCCTGCCATGATCGTGACCTTTCTGCCCTTGCGGCTCTGCGCCTAGCGGGCGGTTGTGCCGGGAGTGTTCGTGCCCCGGCTTCCACGTGCGCGGGCTGCTAGCTCCTGCGCTTGTTTCTCGCTGATCGAAATACGGCTTCCCATCTCGGCTCTGAAGTTTGACGCGAGCGCAAGCATGCTGTCCTTCTTTTGCTCGCCGATGGTTTTCTTCCCGACCGTCAGTAGCTCCAACGTCTCCTTGGCCTCATTCACCGCGAGCGACGCCGTTACACGCCGCTCGTCTTTCTTCATACATGCCTTGATCGCGTCCACCGGAGAGCCGATCGACGCACGGTACTGCTCGAACAACTCGGCTTCCAGGACTTCGAGCCGGGTCACCAAGTCGTCGTACACCCGACGAGCCCGTGCTTCGAGGACACCCCACACCGCGTACAGGCCGGGGTTCTTCGAGATGGCATCGTTCAAGGCCGAGTAGTTGGAGTCGATCTCAGCTTGGTTCGAGAGGTTGAAGTCAAACCCTTCGGTGCGGACGGTCACAGGTGCTTTCATGTGCTCCTACCTAGTTAGGTAAACTGTTCACCGCTTCGGCATCGGCGTGAGCCCAAACTCTTTCGCCACCAGATTGTAGTCGCACAGGTTCGCCATGTCCGGCCCTACCGACAGGTCAATCCGGTACGGTACGTCAGCCTCTAGACGCCAGTCCAGAGGCAACGCGTGGCAACGTCTCCACAGGAGCATCATGGTCGGCTCGATATGGCCGGGCGCGCCATCAAACCACCCCGAGTCGTGGACGGTGTTGTTGTGCCAGGCCCGGAGCGGCTTACCGCCCGGTCCTCGGCCTTCGTGCATCTGCCAGTCCGCTGCCTCGGGGAAGTGCACACCCTCTGCCTGCCACATGGAGGGCACCTGTAGCCCACCCATCGATTCGACCAGGCCCTCACCGTGGTACGCGAGCGCCAGCATCCAAAAGTTGTCCGTGGCGTTCATGCTCTGAGTCGGCGTGTTCGCCGCCACGTGGAACTGATGATTCAACTGCCGCTTCATCTCCTTCTCGTTCCGCCCATCGCCAGTGTCGAACATGTAGCCGGGGAACTTCGGGTCCGAGCCCCACGCACCGACGTAGTCTTCGTCGAACGTCACGCCTTGCGGGAGAGGGATCGAGCGCCGTCGCCCGTACGCATCCTCGCTGTAACCGATCCAATTCCCTGACTCCGCCGCGCGTCGGCCCAGCGTGATGATGTCGTAGCTGTACAGGTCCGTGAGTCCGGCGTATCCCTTGTTGAAGTTGTTATGCGCCTTCTGTGCCATGTCATCGTCGAGCCACAGCCGCGCCTTCTTCCAAATCGTGCCCTGCACCGTGCGCCACGTCGCACCGAAAATCTCGGCGAAGAACGTCTGCTTCCCGACCGCGTCGCGCTCGTACGAGCCTTTCTTGAACGTGCCGTCCGGCTTCTCATAGATCAGCGCTGCCGTATATCCGTGCACGTCCTTACCCAGGCGAATGTAGTCCCACGTCGTACGGTCGGACTTCGGCACCCACCGATACAGGAGCACACCAGCCCGGATCGCAGCCTCGGCACCGCTGATGTCCCACCGGCCGCACCATCCGTGAACGCGGGGGTCCCAGCCGCCAAAGTTTCCCTTCTTCGGGTCCCACTCGCGTACGCGGAACGGAGCCACGCGCGGGACAATGCAGGACTTGATGCCGTCCGCTACGTCCTTGTCCGCGCGCTCGGCGATGCCGTGCACGGGCGGGTTGCTCGCGCTGATGCGGCTCGTGCGCAATGCCCAATTGTACGAAGCATGAATCGCACCATCCGCTCGGCACAGGTTCTCGAATTTGTCCAAGTACTTCGTGATCGCCCCGGCCAACGATCGCACCTTAAGGATCGCACGCACTACCTCGATGTCCTTGCCGCTCTTGTTGCTCGGAGTCGGGACATTGGGCACCGAGAGCGACGCGAACCACGAGAGCACTTCCGCGCTCGTCGAGTAGTCGCCCTTCTGCCCCTGCATCATCTCCTGACGCATCTCCCAGGATTTCATCTGCTCGGGGAACGTCAGGTTGAGCCCGGCCTTCGTAAAGAGAAAGTCCGCCACCTTCTTCGCATTGATACCGTGCTTCTCGGCGGAGAACTTCAGCTTGCCGCCACTCACGTCTGAGACCAGCTTCTCTTCGCGCGCCAACTGATCAGCGAAACGCGTTCGCACTTCACGCACGCGCTCCTTGTCGATTGGCAGTCCTGCCCGGCGTATCGCCGAGATGGCGACATTGGCCGGGACCAGGATTTGGCGATAGTAGGTTTCCAGGTTCACTTGCCGAATTTCTCCGCGAGGTACTTCTTCACGTCCGTGTTCATCCTCGGGTAATCGGGCCTTACCTCGTCACTCTTCAGGTCGCGCTGCTTCGCCTCGTTCGCATCGAGCACCGGACGATGCGCTGCCAGGAGTGCGTCAACCAGCTTCATCTGCTCAGCCGCCGTGCCGAAAGCCGGAACGTCGAGGATCAGATGGTCGCAGGACCAGGCGTCAAGGATGATTGCCACGCACGCACTGATATGCGCTACGTGCGGCATGCCGTCTTCCTCGTCGAACCACTGCCCGTCCTTCACCCCGTTGGTGTGTCTCTCGATCGCTTCGAGGTACACGGACAGACGCACGGCCTTCATGCGCCAGTTCATGCCGTCGTAGCCCCACACGTCGTACAACTCCCCGTACTTCGAGCGGCCGGTCGCCATCACGCCCGCCGTCCATATCGCGAGCGCCGGGGGAACGAGACGCAGCGGAGTCTTCTTGATGCCAAGTATGTCCTTGGGGTTTGTCTTGTCAGCCACGGTCACACGCTCCATTTCAGGTAGTCTGCTCGACTGATGCGGTCGTGCAGAAGGTCGCATAGCTCGAACGTGTAGCAGGCGTCACCGATCGCACCATCAGCGACTTCTGCCAGCGATGCGTCACGCATCTTCGACTTGTCGTACCCAACCCAATACTGCGGTCGGCCCAGCACGTCAACAACGGCTTTCTCCAAACGGAGCGAGTCGTGAGTACCGTCTCCGAGCGCAATCATGGCAAGCATGCCATCACCCGCCCGGTTGCACACACCATCCGCTGCCAGCTTCGTGTACGTTACGCCCTCTTCGTCGTAGTGCCCGCTGAACGTCTCCTTCTCGGCCTCGCTCGCGAAGACCGGCGTGAACAACTCACTGGCAATCACGAGCCCGTCGCCTTCGTTGTAGTCGATCAGGTCCACATACGCGCCCTCGTTCACCGCCCAGGAGAACCCGATACCGCGCAACCGAAAGTCCGGATGGCATGGATCGGTCGCCACGTCGCGACGGCTCGGGAACTCCTTGGCGTCGTATGCCTCGATGTCGAATGCCCACGGTCCCGGATGCGCGGCAAGCCGCGCCAGGAACTCGCGAGCGTCGAGCGGGTTCGCGTACACCTGAGACTTAATCGTCCCGAGCGGTGCTTCCTGCATACTGCTCGACATACGAGCGATGTCCGCAAAGAACTCCGCACGCCGCGCTTCGGGGTTACGGTCGGCGAGGATGTCACGCGGGTGACGCGCGACGAAGCACTTGCGACCGTTCTTGTCTTCGATCCAGAGCCCCCGGTACGCGCCCACCTTCGGCTTGCGGCCTTTCTCCGAACGCCAGAACGCACCGAGCGCACGATCCCCCAGGAGCAGGATCGGAGCCGTGGACTGTGCTAGGTCAGGCTTCAAGTACCGTAGGCACCGCTTCTCACCGCGCTGATGGATCGCATGCCCCAGGTCATCGTTGTACGCGCGGCACCGCGAGAGGTTCATGTACTGTACCGCTTCAAGGTCCCAGCCCGAGTCAGTCAATGCGGCGTCGATCATGTCCTTCACGTCGCCCGCAAATGGCTTCTCGATGAACTCCGCTGCCTCGTCCGGCGCATCACCGATCACCACGAGCGCGGGGGATGACAGGAGCAACGGAACGATCTTACAGCCTGCTCGTTCGTACTCGCAGCCGACGCACGGCGAGACCGGTTCCTTGACCTTCTTCGGTTTTGGAACGAAAGGACGATTTTTCATCGCGTCGGCCACTCCGATCGAGGACGCAGTTTAGCCTTTGCGTTCTCGGGGATGTCACCCACGAACCGAACGAACACGTGCTTGGTCTCAACTTTCACGATGCACCAGCCCTCAGCTTTCGCTTGTGCGAAGTTCAAGCCTTTGCCTCGAAACAACTTCGACTGTCCTGGTGCGCGATCGCTCGTCACCACGCCCGGCTCAACCTCTCGCCACGTACCGGGCGGGAGCGTCGAATACCGCCACCGGCCCCCGCCTCGACCCACATTGCGGCCCAGGTAGTGCCACCGACTGTCCGCCTTGTACACCTGACCACTCTCATCCGCGTACGGATCAGCATAGGCCACGAAAACCGTCCAGCCGTACTTCGCCGATGCTTGCTCGATCGAGTCCGTTATCGCCTTATGCGCGGTGTTGTCCGGCGCGTGTCGTCGGCTCGCTCCACGTTCGAGACAAATCATCTTCTTGTACTCCACACCCAGGTACGTGTGCAGCTTGCCGGGCATGATGCCAAAGCACTCGGCGTTAAGTAGCTCGTCGTCGAGGAACGTGCCGTACACCGCTTTCGGCATTCCCAGCTTGCCCAGGTATTCATATCGCTCGATGAACTCCCGTGCCTGCTCTATGGTGATCTCCCGTGTCACGAGCCGTTTGCGCTCGCTCGCCGGGTACTTCTCTCGGTTCAGGTCCGTGCTCATACGCTTCTCGAATTGCGTAGGCATAGCACCCCGACGCCATACGGGCGCGGGAGTGGACTTGGAGGGACGGTCGGTCATTCCGCCCTCCGCAAGCATGGTGTGCCTGTGTGCACCTTACACCACTCCAAGTCAGTCACTCCTACAGGTTTCCGATCTGCGTCAGATAGATGCCCGCCAACATCTCGATCCGCTTGGCGCGGCTTAACTCCTTGATCCTCTCCAACGTTGTAGCACGCGCTTTCGTTTCCTTACCGATCGTGGCAAGAGCCTTCTTCGAGAAAGCACGCATGCCGCGCGTCCGCTTTACCGACCCCATCGCAACAATCTCAACGATGGTCGGTCGGCGGGTCTTAAACGCCACGAGCAGTTCCAGCAAGAACTCCCGCGCCTTGTCGCGGTTGCTTCGATTGGCTCGATCCTTCGTACCGAGAGCACTCGGCTGATCGAGTGCTTCCAGCACCTTCGAGATGTCCGTGCCCACGGCTTGCGCGTCAGTGAACATCTCAGCGAACGCTTTCAGGATTGCCGTGGCCGACACGCTGGTCTCACCGGTAGGCTTCCAGAACAGATTCTTCGTCAGCTTCTCGTCGTTTACGTCGCGGAGAAACGCCGCACTCGCGGCTGAGCACGAACGGATACGAATATCCGACGTGACCGCTCGGACTCGATTGAGCAAGTAGAACAGGTTGGCCTCTAGCTCGACATCATCGAACTCGAACAGACGCACGGACATCACCGAGCGAGTCTGGACTGCCGCTCGCCAGGTCTGCCCGCCGTCGATAATTGCGATGTCTCCGTTCTTGCGAAGCACCGCAGACTTGACGGCTGGAATGATGCCGCCCGCTCTGAGGGTAGCGGCGATCGACTCAACCTCGCTCGTGGCTCCCCTCTGGTAGTGCTCCACGTCGATGATCACCCGGTGTCTGCCATTGACGGTCTTGCCGTCGCGCACAATCACCGCGCCATCGCCGTCAGGCATGAGCGCAACACCGTCTGTGTACTGCTTCAACCGTCGATCCGAAAACACCGCGTACGGGTCCAGATACTTCTCGTCATCCTGCTCTACTGGCTTCATGATGCTCTCCTTTTTCTATGCCCCAAGTTCCCGTCCAGGGCGGAACGTCATCGGCAACCGGCCGACATTCGGTGGGATACTACCCGTTTATGGTGTCTGACTTCCCGAACGGCCGAACGGACGCCACGAGGCGCGCTTCACCTTGATCTCCCCGCCCGACAGACGGTCGCTCGTCTGCCCGACGTGCTTGTACATCACCGGAGCCGGAGCGGGAGCCACGTGCGACGCCACCACGATCGGCGGAGCAGTCTCCTTGATCACCCGCGATACCTTCGGCTCCGACTTCGGAACCATCGAGACGGGTCCGCCGCGATCGAACGCCGTGACGAACATCATGTACTTCAGCGCGACTTCTTCGGCATACCGGTCATTCGGCCGGTGCTCACGGGCGGTCATCGGGCCACGGTTGTAGCCGCGCAACGCAACCTCGTTCACGCCGCCGAACTCGTCCACTCGATCCTTCAGGAACCGGATGCCGATTCGCAGGTTGTACTTCGGTACACCGAGTGTGCCCAGGCTACCCTTGCTCGGAGCCTCGAACTTGATGTCGAGAGCCTTCGCCACCTTCGCCCCGGTATCAGGCATCACTTGCATCAGACCGATCTCACCCGCCTTGCCGATCGCGCGGGGGTTGAATTGCGACTCCTTGTCGATCAGAGCCATCACGAGCCGGAAGTCCAGGCCCGCCGTCTTGCTCTCGGTGAGCAGCACACGCGGGAAGTCCACGAAGTCCCGGTACGGCGCGTCCGGGTTCCGCTTCAGCACGATCTCCATGATCTTCGCTTCGACCGCATCCGACACCTTGACCCGCTCGGCACCACGTGCCGCCTCTGCGCGCTCGCCAGCGTTGAACGCGTACTGTGCCACCGCCGCCAACGCCACTAGACCGAGCGCCGCTCCGATACCGACTGCTAGATTTTTCAGTCTGCTCATAACGAACCTCCTTTGTTCGGGTTGGTAGACTCCGCCTTCCCTACCTAGTTAGGTAAACTCAACTCGGTTTCGGCCCGCTCCTTCATCAGTAGAAGAGTTAGAGGGTCCATGTCACAAAGCATATCCGGTGCGGGGGTGTCCTCGTCTTCGTCATCGTGATAGCCTGCACCACCGCTCGGCGCATCGAGCGCCACGTAGACCAAATCATCTTCGCCGCCTGCCCGCACCGCCCGCTTGAACTCGTTCATGAGAGCCCACTTCATACCGCGCACCATCAGCTTGCGTAGGCTGTCTTCGGTACGCGTTTGTCCGGCCGGACGAGCGGACGTGCAGTATCGTGCGAAAGTACCGTATGCCGCCATGAGCGCCACCTGACGAAGATCGTCACGACCCAGGTACGGGTGCGCCTGACCCTTTGTGGCACGGCGAGCCCGCCACGATGTCAGGTGATCCAAGCACTCGACAAACTTCGGGTGAGCTATCAGGTTCTCGAACTCGGAGTGATACTTGGGGGAGAGAACAGGGACAGGATTGCTGCCACGAATACCTCGGGGCATAGGCTCGCTCTCTTATCTGACCGGTCGGCAAAGCGCCTGATGGTCGGTTAATTGTTTGTGCCTTCTATTGTACCATCCTCAACAACCCACTCACCGTCGTCCCGCTGCTTCACCACGAGCGGCGGAAGCGAGAGCAGTGAACGCGAGTAGTCGAACGCCCGCGCCCACTGCTCGGCCTTCTTCTGCGACGAGAACGTCTTCAACCGACGATCTCCCGCGCCCGGTTACGAAGCGACTCCACGCTGCCATCGATCGCGAAGTCGTTGGCGATGAACCGGACGAAGTTGAGTGCGTCCACGATTCGCTTCGCCGTCATGATCCGCTCCTGAGTATCCTCGCCCTGACAGCACGAGCACCCCCAATTGCAGACCGCGATAGTCGCCCCCTCGATCCGGCTCGCGTCCACGCTCGGCGCGTGAAGGTCACGGATACTCGTGAGCCCACTGCCGTCCTGGAACCCCTGCACGAAGCGCGGCTCAGGCTTCGGACGCTGCACCGCAAGCCGCTTCATCACGCTCTTGCTTCCATTCATTGGCCCCTCCCTGAACTGTGACGCCGCAAGAACTCTTCGCGGCCGATCACAGTAATGTAGTTGTTCATGCGCTCCGGGTGCGGATACAGAGCCTTCCGCCCCTTCGGTTGTCGGCAGAAGTCGCCAGCCGCCGCCTTGCATCTCGGACACTCAACGGCGTTGCGAGCATCGGTGAACCCCCAACCCGTCAAACCGGCTGCACGATCTTTGTCGTTGATCATGTGTGCACGATCGCGCCCATGTACGAACGCGGAGTCGTGTGGCTGATCGTCACCGCGTGACCAGCATGACCAGCCTCGTACGCCCCGGCCGACGTTGGCTTCACGTGGTTCTTCTCACCGCAGTCCAGACACACCACGATCACGGTCTGGCACTTCCCACCACAGAAGCACCGCTCGCCGGACTGCGCGAGTAGCTGCGCCGTGCTCGGTCCGCGATCCTCGCGGCGTACGATCTCGTCCTTGAATGCGTTGACGTGCTCTGCCTCAGCCGTCTTGTCGAGAATGATCATCGGCTCCCCCTGTACGTTCCGCTGATCGATCCAGCGGTAAACGGTTTCGTTGTACCTGCGGCCATCCCGCTACCATCGCCCCTGCCCGCCGTGTAGCTCCGCTCCTTCGTGACCGTGATGCCCTGCCCGTCGTTCTCCGCCTTGTACGTGTTGTTCACGCACGCCCCGTTGCTCGCACACGCCTTGTAGGTTACCGCCGACGCATCGGGTGCCGGAGCCCACTGCGACCCGGCCGGAGCCGAACGCTGCGCGTACGATGTCGCCGCGTACTCCTGACATGTTACACCCTTCACGGTTCCGGTCAACCACAGAGTCCGCGCCGCTGCCTTGCAGTTCCGGTCAGTCTCGGACTCGAACGCGAACGTCTGCTCGATCACCCACGCCTTGCCGTTGCGGTTCACGTAGAGCCCCCACTCCGCGCTCGCCGTCTGCACTGTGACGAGCACAAACACTGCCGTCAAGATTGTCTTCATTGTGACTTCCTTTCTTCCCGCTGGCACTCCGGGCACAGCGGATTGTATGATGTCAGACGCCCGCAGCGTGCGCACGCGCGCCACGTCAATCGGCCGATCCAGTCGTACATGATTTCTCCTTCCATCAGGTGCGTGAGTGAACTATTGCTGATCATCATTCCAACCACTCCTGTTCCGGCTCGGCGTCCACACGGAACCCGTGCTCAGCGAGCCAATCTTCGATGTCCTGATTCGGCCACTGCTCGGGCGACGGCGCAGTCTTCCAGTAGTCGCGGATCGACTGCCGCGCCCGAGCAACCTCAGCAAGGTCGTTGCAGATGACGATGCACAGAATCTCTGAGTCCGTCCCGATGTTATAGACCACGAGAGTCTTCATGCGCTTTCCTTTCTGCCTCGCACGTGTGTGCGGGCCACTCGGCGACGGGCAGGGTTTCGTACTCCGAGTACTGCTCCATGCCGCACCGGGTGCAGCACAGTGAACAGCCGGGACACTCAGACTTGCTTCGCTCCATCGATCTCCCCCTTGTTCAGGATGCGCGCGTTGGTGCGCGCGTCGGTGATAGACGTGTACTTCCCGACGATGCACTTCAATTCGTTGTCGTACAGAAGAAAGGGTCGGCCCCAATCCTCGCACGGCCGAACCTCGTACCGCAACGGCGGTTGGCTCGGATCGATCGTCACACCCGCCGTCGTGTTCGCGTGTCTGCGGTAGACGGCACGCAGCGTCCCGAGCACGTTCTCCAAGTCACGGGCCAGCGACGAGTCCCGCATCTGACTGGCGTGCGTGACCATACGACTCAGGTCCATGATCGCGCTCGCCGTCATCGCGATCGTCTCAGTCTTGATGCACCACTCCTTGTGATCTCTCGGAGTCACTTCGTTCATGATAGCTCCTTTCTCAGTCGTCGCTCCTGAGCCGGTCTCAGGGTCAGCGCACCGTGCTTGTGCCAGCCGAACTCACCGCAGAACGGACAACGGCGTTGACGGCTGACCTTGGTCGGGAACACTCTCCCGCACTTCGAGCACTTCACCGCCCAGGCCATCGCGTTCTCCTTTCAGAAGTCCCACGCGGGCGGAGCGTCGCTCGCCTTCAACTGCGCTAGCTCACGCTGCACCCGGCCAAGGTCCTTGTTGAGGGCCATGTTGCTCTTGCCCGCCGCGTTATTGCGCAAGCGAAGAGCCTCGTTCGTTCCGCTCAGCTTGCGGATGGTCTCTTGCTGTTCGAGCACGATCGCTTCGAGCCGCGCCCGCTCAGCCTCGGTCCGAGCGTACTGCTCGTCGAGCGGCAAATCTCTCAGATGTTCCATCGTTCCCTCCCTTAGATTAGTTCCTCCACGATGATCCGAACGCTCGCGTGAAACCGGCCCTTGAAGAAGCGCCGCTGCTCTTCGGCGATCGCCTCAGCCGTCGCCGGGCCACGCCGCATAGCGGTGAGACGATCCGGACCCCACACACCACCCTCTTGCAGGTAGAACGCCGGGCCGTACTCGTCGGCCAGAACCACGATGTACTCTCTCATGGTCAAACCTCTTCATCGAACGCGTTGCGTGCGCGTCCGGGTTTGGGTGTAAGGATCACTGCTTTCTTCGGGAGCACCGGCACGAACCGCTCTCCACCGGTCCCGCCGCTGATCGTGCCTGTCGTCTTCGGAGCCTTCTGTACCGGAAGCACGTTGCCCTCGACACGTCGGATCAGGTACAGATACCGAGCGTACGTCGTGACTACCTCGAACTTCGTCCCCGCCAACGTGATGCGCGTAGCCTCGGCGATGGTCACCAGCCAGTAGTCCTGCGCGAACCAAACGCAGTGCGAGCAGCCTCGGGGTTTGTCCGGTTGCTTGAACCGCCAGCCGGGACAGTCGCACGTGTAGTCGCCGTCGCTCCACCGCTTGCAGGTATAGTCCTTGTCCGAGCCGCGTCGTGTGCTCGGGTATTTCCTCTCGTCGATCAGAGTCCGCATTCGATCCTCCCTTGCCCCGGTTCCCTGCCAGGGACATTCAGTGTGGAACGTGTGAGACCGTTGACGTTATCTCCGGGTGCTTCGCGGCATGACCCGCGCCTGCACTGCGCGCTCGTTAGCGTCGCATCTCACACGTCGTCATCGTCGAACCGAATCTTCGCCCTCATGTCGGGCGGGCGTTTCGGTGGGCCAGGCGCAGCGATGCGCTCGTCGAGAAGCCACGCCACATGGCGTTCTTCGACCTGTCGTAACCCGGCAGAGTCCACCACGAACAGACCGCGCAGCGAGCAGTACCGCCCGCTCGTGTTCTTCACGCGGTCGAACCACGCGGGTCCCTCGTCCGGACCCCAGCGTATGTCGAG